GTTTTACTTTGTTAAACAGAATTAGGAATTTAAGCTTACATATTTTGTGATTACAATTAAATTTATGTTTTTTAAAGTCAAGGTGGTGCAAATGACAATTAAGAATTAAAAATACATTGGCATGATGAAACTTATTATCATAAAGGAAACACATCAAATTAAGGCATTAATGATTGGTTTAAAATATTTGAACCAAAATAAAATTAGGCTATCAGTTTGAATGAAGCTAAATTGGAACCAATTGAAGCTTTTATTGACATGAAATTAGTTGATAGCACTGACTTATTGTTACCTCATATTTAAAATTTTGATGACAATAATTTTTTGCCATATATACCAAATTCTTAAACTAACCTTTAAAGTATTGGATGCACAACAAATAATATACCTGATAGCATAGTTATTGATTTGTGGGAAAGTAAAGATGCATTTAATAATTTAAATGTTTTTTAAGCAGATGAGAAAAATTACCACATAATAACTAGAGAAACTCCATAAAGAATGATTGTTTCCAGAAAAACAACTCTTAAAAAATACCCAATTAGGTCAAGACCAGTTCATACTAAATGAAGTTATGTTGAAATTAATGCAATCACATAAAGATTATATAGTGTTGTGAAAGTTAGAAAACATAAACCGAATCCACAATTAATTGTTAATTAAATAATTGAGGCTTATTTTAGGTCAGATTGAATTTAATTAATTCAAAACTATTAGCAAAATTAAATTTCTTATGATTATAAATCTTCATTAGATTGAATTAATTAACATTCTTCACCAAATTAAAAATTAAAAGAGTTAAAAGAATTATTAGAAGGACAATTATTAACAAAACCAATTTCAACAGCTAATATACATGTGAAATTGGAAAGTTTATTAAAGGAAGATCCAATTTAAAGATGGTCTCAATCTTAAGCAAGGATTATCGTTTGGTAGAGATATGCAGTTGCAGCAATATTTTCTCCCATATTTAAAGAAGCCAAAGCTCGTTTAAAAGAATTATTAAACAATAAAATAATATATGCTGATGGTTTAAGACCTGATCAATTAAATGCAAGATTTAAGTTAGTTAAAAATGTAAAAGCTTTTTTTGAAAATGATTTATCAAAACAAGATAGATAAACAGATCAAAATATATTAGATGTTGAATTCATGATTTACAAATTATTAGGAGTTAATGAATCAGTTTTGTCTTTTTATAGAACAGTACATTAAGAATGGAAATGGAAAAGTTAATTTTCGAAAGGCTGGAGACAAGAAATGAGATAAACAGGTTAAGCAACAACTTCACTGGGTAATGTTATCACAAACATGTAAGTACATGCCAAATTTATAAATTAAAATAAACATTTTATAGAATTAGTTGTCATGTTAGGAGATGATTTGTTGATAATGTTAAATAAACCATTTATATCTTCCACTTTAAATATTGAAACAAAGGCTTATTTTAATATGATCAGTGTAAGTAAAATAAGTAAAACAAATGGTCACTTTTGTTAAATGATTGCATATATAGATCATAATGGAAATTGTGGTATTGGACCGGATTATGTGAGATTGTCTGAAAGATATCAAGTCACTAATGGTTAACATGAATTAGGTGAAACTAATCTGACAATGAGAGCTATGAGTTATTGTATGATGTTAGGAAATATAAAAGATGTATAAAATATAATCTTAAAAAACAAATTTCCAATACAACCTTACACATGGTATGATCAGCATAGTGTTATAAATGCAATATCAAATAGATATGACATTAGTTGTACTGAAGTTTTAGGTTATCTAAATGATCTAATAAGTATGATTGATGATCCTTAACTATATTAACATGATTTTCTCCATTGGACGTCTGCAGTGAAATCAATAGGAAAATGAGAAGCCAAATCTAATCTACA